TTGTTCCTGTGCGGTGCCGTTTTGCAGTTGCTTAACGTAACCCTGTGCTTTTATTTCTTTCATTGTATTTGTGTGTAGTAGTTAGATTGTATTTTTTGCATCCATATCATAAATGCTAGTTTGTCGTTTGGCTTCCAGTCCTGTGGAATGTGGTTTATGGTTAGTTGCATAATAGGTTTTTTTGAATTATCTCATCCAGCCTTTGGATTTTATTAAAATATAAGTCTATCGGGTAAATATCATCGACTGCGCGTATCGCGTTTTTAACCGTTGCTGGCGATTGGCTACCTACTTCGTGATATTGACCTAGTGAACCGATGCGTTCTAGCGTGTATTTAGTGTATTTTTTGCAAAAATAAAAGAAGATTTGCCGTGGTCTTATAAATTGTACCGCCTTTGACTTTTTAAAAAGTATGCATGGAGTGATGTTGAACTCTTCGCATACCCTATTCATGATTATTACGTGATTGTTGTACATTGCGTTGTTTTAATTGGTTATGTAAGCGTTTCCAGCGTCATAGCTTAATGAACCGCCGCGTGAGTAGCTTACTGTTTCGTCTTGCTTTAAATACTGGTAAGCATTGCTGAGAGCCTTAACCGCTTCTTTTTTAGTTTTGAAAATTAAACCAATGCTATTTCCGTGCAGCTTGTTTATGCTTAACTCTTTTCCTATAATAGCATTTCTAAGAGTTGAAACGCTCATTATTTGTCCTGTGATGATGATTGAAGTTGTCATTTTGTTTTGTTTTAGATTGTTAACTATGGTGCAAATATACACTATTATATTACTTGTGCAACTATTTTGCAAAAAAAAACCACTTAAATAAATAAGTGGTTTAAATTTTATTGGTTACCGTTTCACCCGAAAGCAAACCAATAACCTTATGTAATGTAGGAACTACAAAAGTAAGCAATAATATTACATATGCAAGTAATAATACATCTTTATTACTAAATGTTAGAATATGTGTGTAAGCTTTGCTACTTGACCTTGTGTTTCATGGTGTAGAAAACCTACCACCGCTTTAGGTGCGTGCTGAAAACCTGCGCGATGATGCCATCCGTCCGTTCCGCTGGGGCTTCTTAACGTTTCTATGCACACACTAAACACGTCCTTTGCGCTGGTGTGGTGTACGTGGTGTCCGAAAAAATAGCGATGCTTACAGGCGTGCCAGTGTTCGCTTGCTTCTTCTGCCATTAATGCGTGCAGTTTATCCACTTTGATTCCGTCCATGTGCGTAGTGCCTATGAGGTTATTTCCGTACACCGTATATTTGCGGTGTCTCATGTCATTATCAAATGTTACCTGTTTGCAGTTGTGAAACCAACTTGAAACACTATCTAGTAACATAAAACCGTGAGTAAAATCGTGGTTACTTGGATTATAAACGACTTCAACGTCTGCAATAGTCAGTAATGTTTCTATGATTTCGACTAGCAATCTCTTAGCCATCATGAAATTATCGTACCACATGCCGTCTGTATCTTGCTTTGTACCGCGTGTAGTCGTGCCATGGGCATTGTCAACGTGCAAAATGTCATTACCAGCAATAAATATTACCTTATTTTTATGAAACCCGCTTGCCTTTTGTATAATTCCTTTTAATCCATCTCTAACGCGTTGCACGGCTATCTGCGAGTTATATGTTTCCCCTGTTTCAAAACTCCTGCAAATCTTGCCTAAATGAATGTCGGCTGCATCAACAACTAAGCAATGGTTTTCGGTGGATTTTTGGCGTTCAAAGGTTGGGTAAATAAAAGCGTATTTCTTAGCCTCTTTAATAAACGATTCATGCAGCTCTTTTACGTGCTGCATTTCTTCTTTTATTTCTGGCTTAATGAATAGCGGGTTTGTTACCCTTACGCTTTCCTGTTTTGTTTTGAGCCAAAGCATTGGTGCGGTTGTTGGGTCTGCGCCTACATTTGCACACGCTTCTACAACGCCCTTGTTTTTAATCTCTAAATAAAGTCTTTCTTTTCGGCTGTTCAGGTAGTACCTTGGGTTCCCGTTGCCTGTATAAGGCTTTAACGCAAGCCCTAGAGCCAGAGCAAAATCGTTTGTTAATCTTACTTTCATGGTGTTTTGTTTTGTTTCTGTAAAAGTAAACTAAAAAAGTTTAGCGGAAAAAAGATAATATTTTCCAGCCTTTTAAGTGATTGTGTACAATAAAAACCAAAGCGGCTACTACAATAAGTATCCACCAAGGGAAGGCTTTTTTAATTTCTACGTCTTTACTTTTGGCTTTTACCTCAATGCTTGCCGTTGTTGCCGTTTTATCTGCTATTTGCTGCGTTATCTCTTGCTTTGTGTCTGTTTGTATGTCTGCTATCTTTGCAGCCGTTTTAACGTGCTTAAAATTAGTAAACGTTGTTTTATTACCTTGCTTTGTGATTGTTGCGGGTTGGCTTACGTCTGCAACCTCGCCTGTAAAGTCGTCGTTTGTTTGCTTATCTACTTGCAGAACCTTTACAACGTCTTTGGTTTTGGTTTTAATATCTTTAGCAACCTCTATTTTTGTTTCCGTTTCTAGTTTGTCAACGGCTTTTTTCTTAGAGCCGCAGGATATTAAAAGTGCTGCAAATATTATTAATGTAATTTGTTTTACCATCTTGCTTTTTTTAGTCGTACATCATAGTGTACAAAAGTCGGATATAATCCTACACCGCCCTGTAACATTGCTTTGTCCATTATTAATATTTCAATTGCTTCGTGTACCTTTTTACTGCTTAATCCCTCCACGCTTATGTCGGCTGCCATTCCTAGTAAGTGCTTGCTGTTTTTAACGCCACCTATTGAACGATTATGCTTTGGGCTGCGATAACCGCTGTTTATTGTTATAGGCTTGTTTAAATAATCGCGTAGTTCTTGCAGTTGCTCGGCTAGTATTTTGATATTGTGCAAAACTTTTGAAGGCATTAACGCACCGTCTTTGCTGTCAAATTCTGATTTGGTAAAGTTACTAGTTATTTTCATAATTTTTTACACCTTGCTATCTCTTTGTTTTGCTTTGCGATGATTGCTTTTGATTCTTTTATAACCGTTTCCAACTGATTAATTATACCTTTTAACTCTGTATTAATTGCTAGTAAATTAGTAACGTTTTCTTGCATATCTTCTAAAAGTTGTTTTTCCACTTCGCGGACGGTTTTTAAGTTTTGCAGTTCTACTCCAACCGCGTTGGCTTCCGCTTCTTTGTTTGTGGATGCTTGTATTTTACGTCCTGTGAACCAAGCGGCAACTGCGCTTAGTGCTAGGAAAATATTATCCCAGTGGTTCTTAATCAAATCAATCATTTTAAAAATATTATTGGTTACATTTCTACTACATCGTCTTGCGGTGCTTCTTTTTCTGTTGCTGCTTCTTGCAAGTCTGCAATTTCTTTGGCTGCTTGCGTTGCGCTGGCTTCAAGTTCTGCAATTTCTTTATCCTTAGATTCTACTTCCGATTTTAAAGCTGTGTTATCACTTTGCAAAGTTTCTATTAAAAGCAAAGCATCTATTAATACTTGCTCTAAGACATCGCTTAATGGAAAGCCCTCTTGCAGTCCTAGCGCAACGCTCTGAACGTTGTTTTGCTTTTGCGTTAGTACTTGACCATCTTTTAAAACGGTGTCTAAAAAGCCTATGTGTGCGCCTGATATTGTGTTATCTTGATTCCAACGAATTAAAAATTCGTATGGTGTTCTGGTTTCTGTAAATTTTGACATAATTTTTATTTTTATTTATGAACTTGTTACTGTTTCGTAAGCGGTTGCACCGCCTATTCTGATTTTGTTTAATGTAGTATTGAAGAATTGCGCGCCTTTAACGTAGGCTGGTTCGGTTGCGGTTGTAAATTGTCCGCACGATACCGTGCCGCTGAACTTACCGTTGCCTACTACGTCTAGTACTTCTGTTGGGTTAGGTTGGTTTATACCTACGTTGCCGCTTTCTATTATTCTTACGGCTTCAACAGCAGTATTAAAACCGAGTTCAGTAAAAAACTTAAGACCAGTTCTGTTTGTGCTTACTTTATAAGCTGATATACCAGCCGCATTATGGTTAGCCCATCCTAGGGTCAACTTGTTTTCACCAGTAAGATCTGTGCTACCATAAGCATTATTTTTAATTAGTAAAGTTTGCCCTATTCCTGTTGCATTACCCTCAATACTTTGACTGGATTGCCCTGTTGATTTTATAACGTTTGACAATCCACTCCCTGAACCTATAAAGTTTGATGCCGTAACCGTGCCGCTGAACTTACCGTTGCCTACAACGTCTAGCCTTTCTGTTGGGTTAGTTTGGTTTATACCAAAATTACCAATAGCATCTATTCTTGCTCTTTCCAGTGCGGCTGTTCCAAAAATTAAAGGTTGTGAGTTATTAGTTCCTAATGCTAAGGGGACGCTTATTGTATTAAAAATACTTGTAATTGCTTGTGATGCAAATCCAAAAATACCACCTCCGCTAGTACCTAAAAGTAAATCATATCCGCCACCGTTAATGTAAATTTGTCTAAGACCTGTACCTTGTCCAATTTGTAAGTCAGTTGTAGGATTGTTTGCTTTAAAACCTACCCTTCCGTTAGCTAATTCTGTAATTTCACTATTACCCACCGCACCGCTAGCCGTGAATTTAGCTAGTCTGTTTGTTGTTCCTGAACCCGAAATTTTAGCATCTACCTCCGAACTAAACGCAACAGCCTTAAATGCGGTGCCGTCATGTATGTTTAACCTTGCGTTTTCGTCTAGCATTACAGAGCCTTTGACCGCGTTTGTAATAGTAGATAATGCAGCGGTAAAGAACTTTTGCATACCGTTTTTAAACAGCGTGTACGCGTCTGAACGGTTGTTTGTGTCTACTCCGTTGCCGTAGTTTACAAGTCTGTCTATAAGATTAAATACTGTTGCTGATTGTGGCGTGTAGTCTGTTCCGTTTACACCTCCAGAATGTTCTGCAAGTGAACGCGCAAACGTGCTACTTCCTTCTGCGTGCGATGAACTACCGCTTGCTATTGCACTAGACCCTTCTGCGTGCGATGCTTGACCACTTGCTGTTGTTTCATTTCCCTCTGAGTGTGATGCGTAACCACTTGCTGTTGTGCCAATGCCCTCCGCGTGTGCTGATTCCTCACTTGCGGTTGTAGTGTCACCCTCTGCATGTGATGCGTAACCACTTGCTTCTGTGCTGTTTCCTTCTGCGTGCGATGCAAAACCACTTGCGGTTGTGTCAGCTCCTTGTGCGTGTGATGAATTACCGCTTGCTGTTGTGCCGTTTCCTTCCGCGTGGGATGATGCACCGCTGGCTGTTGTTGATTCTCCACTTGAATTTGAAAAATTACCGCTCGCGATTGTGCTAACTCCTGATGCGTTTGATGCGTAACCGCTTGCTGTGGTAATAAATCCTGATGCGTGTGAATAATCACCTGTCGCACCCCTTGTAGTGCTTGCGCCTGCTGGAATACTTAAATCTACCGCATCTAGTCCGATGTCGCCATAGTTTGCAGGGTCAGCATCTTTAAGCCTGTAACCTGTTTTACCGTTTTCTGTTACTTTTACAAGTTGACCCGTGCTGATAGAACTCGCGTTTATTTGCGTAGGCTCTCCTGTACCATCTTGAATTAAAACTTTTGCGTTCGCAGGCAAAACGGTGTCCGTTACTTTTTCGTTAAAATAATCTCTAAATAGTTTATCAGCCATTATGCGTATATTAATCTGTTATTATTACCGTCTGTTAAAATCTCAAATAGTTCACTCAATAAATAGTTGTTATCCGTTACTAAAACAAAACCAGCATCTTCTAAATTTGTAAATAAAGGCGATTTAAAACGTTCCTTTGCTTCTAGTTCTAACTGATAGCCGTTAAAATCTGCGTTTCCATTACCTATGCTTACCGTAAGGTTAAGTAAATCCACCCCATTAAACGCACCCATTAGCCGAAACAGACCGTTGTAATCCTCCACTATTACACCCAGCCTTATATCTTGGAATCTATCTAAATCAAAACTGCTTTCTAACTCTATTTTTTTAAGTATTAAATTTACTTTTTGCTCATATCCGTTGTTATCGATTAAAGTTTCGCTTAAATCATTTCCGTTCGCGAGTGTTTCAAACTTATAAACTAAAGTAATCGGGTAAGATTCTAAAATAACACCCCTAACGCCTTGTATTTGTGTTAGGTTATATTGCTGCCAACTCCACAAATAAACGTTTCTAACACCTCCTAGCGTGTCTTTACACGGTTCTGTACGCCCTCTATCTATCTGACCCATCGAGATACCATAATTTTATGCGTGGTGAGTCTTTTAAATAGAAACCACCTACTATATTGCTGCTAATTACAGGATCGATGTCGTAATTATTAGGCTGTGCTTGTTGATACTCTGGTATTTCATGCCCTTTATCTTGTAAATATCTTTCTAATCTGTCTATATAAACCTGCGCTTTTTCTCTTATGGCATTGGTGCGTCTGCTTATTATTGTCTCTTGCGTGTTTTGTGCGTCTGGCGGTGTTACGTCAAACACTCCGTTATTATTTACCGACATACTAGCAAATAAAAGATATTCGGCAAACACGCTATTCCACAAAATAGGCTTGCAATAGTCAAATACTATTTTTCTGTAATGACCTGTAAGGCTTTCTATGCCGTTATCTGTTATATCTTGCAGTATCTTATCTATTAACGCAGTGCCTAGTGTAGGCTCTAGTACAAACACCTGCTGCTCTGGTATCATGTATGCGTATTTGTCCACGTCAACGTTCCCGCCCATTGGCGTGTTACGTGTTATCTCTATGGGTTGTATGATTAAAGCCATTATCTTAGTTTCCAGAAATTATTTGATTGACTTGCAATGCTTGCTACTTTATTAGAGTATTCGGGAAGTCTAAAATCTGCCCTGTCGCTTGGGTCTAATGCTAAAATTCTACGCCTCGCCTCGTTTACTGAAATGCGCTCATTGTTGCGTCTTAAATATACGCGACGTTCCCAAAAATGCTTACATCGTACACCGCCTTTGTATAGAAAAATGTTATATGTATTTGAACCATTCGCGCCCATTCCTGCCTGTATTACTTTCTCACTCGCAGCGTCAATGTCCTCTTTTCGATAAACTAATTTAGCCGACATCATTGCCTTGCAAAATTCTCGCTGTGGGTTAGGATTGCCCTTGTAAACAAATCTAACTTTAAAAAGTTCATTATCTTCGTCGCTTTTAGTTGCTGGGCTGTTTGCAATCGGGCTTGCGAGGTTTATGTCTACGGGTATGCCGCGTATAGCCTCTTCGCTTATGAGTTCCCACTCGTCTCCCATTACTTCACCTAAGCCTATTAAAAACGCTGAACCGTCTGGCTCTTGCTCGCTTAGTGTAGTTGTTTCCACTGGCGCGTCCATCATTTCCTCTTTCTCCTCTTTTTTATTTAAGGCTTCAAAATACAAATCTAAATTTATACCTTGCTCTTGCAAAAATGGTGTGATGCTATCTATTATTAAGTCTTGCTCTGGATTAATACGCATATCCATTGTCAAACTCAAAGCGGTTTGCAACTCGTCTGCGTTATTTCCTAGCCCGCTGTTATCTTTGATACCAAACAAAACAGGAGATACTACACCGTGAGCGCGCATTATTTTTTCCTCGCCTTGCTTGTTTACGCTTTCCCATTGCTTATGCGAGTCGCTAACTTGCAAAGGCACTATTTCTACCGCAGCCTCTTTGCCGTCGTTAAATGATATGATAATCTTGCCAGCGTTTGTGCTGCCAGTCATTTGCATCTTTATACGTCTTTCAATCTCCTCGCGTTGCTCTTCGCTTGCTGGTACTCCGTTGTTCATGTTTACAATGTAGCCGTACGAAAAACCGTTTTTAATGTGGTTTATGTAGTAGTTAGAAATCTCCTCCTCCATTTCTGCATACTGCAAACCGCTTTGATACTTTGGTAAAGAGTAATAAGACGCGCTATCTTGCGCATCGTTTATATATAAAATTTCAGTTTCTGAACCGTTGGTCGTTCCGTATTTAGGTATAAACTTAGGCTCATACTTCTTCACGTTTTTCCATTCTTCAGAATACCAAAAACCATCTACTTCTCCGTCCTCGTTAACCTTGTTGAACGCTAATTTTGAAACGTCAATATACTTGGCTTGCTTTGTTCCGTTTTTGTTTGTGATGATTTGAAACGCAGCGTTAAATTGCAAAGCATAATCTTTTATGACCTTACGCAAATCTCGCTTAGGTATAGCCGCTAACATCTTAGCATAATCCATAGGCTTGCGCGCTGCATCTCTAGCGTATAAACCACGCCCAAAATAAAGGTTTCTATAACCGTTTATAATTGTGCTATTCGTTGGGCTTCCGATATACCTATCTTCTACATACTGAAAATACGAATTGTCTTTGCCGTTTAAAACCCAGTCTTTGCCTCTTACCTCTTCGATTTTAGGCTTAACGTAATTGTTTAACTGTATTACTTTTATGTCGCTCATGCTCTTAGTGTGTAATTTTGTAAATCGGTTTGATTCGTACAATAGATTTCGCCTCTATAAACCACTTTTAAACCGTTATAAATATCGATAGTTAAGTTGCTGCCCTCGCTTAGTGTTATGCTGTCTGTCGGCATTGTAAATGACAAATAGCCTAGCACCTCAACGTTAGGCGCAAACGTTTCGGACGTAAAAGTGTTACCGTTTGCCTTATCTTTTAGCGTATAAAATACTTCCGAAAGGTTAAAACTACGCGGAATAAACTTAAAGTTAAAATTTGCTAAGTCTTGGTTAACTATCTTCATGTAGTTAAAACGATTAGTATGTGTATTTGTTTAATAAAAAAAGCCCCTAAAATTAATTAGAGGCTTTTTGCTTAAATATTTGTTTTACTATGGATTAATCGGTGTGCCGTCAACTAATGCTTCAAGTGCTGTCTTTGTTGCTGAATCTAAAAGCGGAGCAATTTTGTTTTCTTGTGCTGAAAACGTTAAATTGTAACCATTAAAATCTGCTTTTGCGCCACCTGTTCCGATAGTGCTACCTGTGGTTTCCATACCCTCGCTTATTCCTGCGACGTGGTAATTATCGTTATTATCTCTAACGACTATTACAGGTCTACCAGCAACTATCTTATCCACTTGCGCGTGTGTTAAAACATCTTGCTTTTTTAATACTAAAGTAAGCGTTTGAGTGTTAACTCTTGTACCTGCCTCACGGCTTCCTATTAGACCTTGGTCAAAAGTATTGCCCTCTGCTAGTGCTTCAAACTTGTAAACCGTGGTTAACTCTGCTGCAATAGCCGTAACTGCTCCGTCTAGTACTGTAAATGCTCCATCTGCCTCGACAAAATCTGCAAGGTACACCGCCCGAATACCTCCGAGCGTGTCCTTACATGGTTCTGTGCGTCCTTTTGTTACCAAACAACTCATTATGCACCTACGTAATAAACGATATCTTCTGAATTGTAGTAATTTACACCACCGTTGTAAACCATTTTCATTCTAACTTGTCCGTCAAATAACACATCTTCCATGTCTTTAACTCTTATTTCGTTGTGATCTCCTAGCAAGCCAGTTGCAAAAGCAAGGTTTTTAACCTCATAAGCAACTATCGTGTTGTCAGCAAGACCGTTTACTATCTCTAAAGTGTAACGTCCGAATACTAATGAAGTATTTGCGTTTCCACCTAGACCGTTTATAGCACCTAAAGAGGTAAGCTTCTGCAAGTACTTAGTAGCCACGTCAGGCGATACAATAAATACAAGGCTCTTGCGTAGCATTGCGGTAGGAATAGAATTTTCTACCAACTCCAAAGCATCGATAACGTTGTCCTTTGTTATTGCACCCGCTGGTGTAGGCTTAATTACTCCTGCATCGGCTGCAAACAACTTTGTAAAGCCATCCCACTCACCTACATTTGCAGAATCTCCGTTCCATATAAGATCATCTGTACGTTGTGCTGTGCTTGCTAAAACCTCGGCAAGTATTGCGCTTTCAATGTCAGCGGCTAGAGTGTCGTTAAAGGCGCTTGCACCAAACCCGTCTTCGCTCCATGTCTGTCTAAAATCTTCCTTACATACTTCTAAGTTGTTCATCAACTTAACAGGAATTATCTGTCGCTCATTAAGAAGGATTGCACCCGATGGAGTGAATCCACAAGAATAAGCTACTGTGCCGTCCGTGTATCTAATACGTCTTAGACTGATTTTATCGTTTACGTTAAATAAAGGCGTAATTAACCCCTTTGCTAGGGTGTCAGCTTCTCTGAATGCTGCACCGATTATTTCACCTGCGACCTTGCCCGCATAGTTACTTGATACTGTTGTAGTTGTTGCCATTTTTTAGTTTCTATTTTTTTGAATTTGAGCAAGTATGCGCCCTTTGGCTGTTGCTGGTCTTTCGGTTAGTGTTACTTGTGATTTTGCTTGTATGCGTGTAGTTGCTGGCTGCTCGCCCATTTTAGAAAGTGCTATTTTAAAGGCTGCGTTTTCTTGCTTAACCTCGGCTAGTTGCGTAGTCAAAGAATTTAAACCGAACCTTTTTTCTAACGCGTTAAAAAACTTGTTCATTTCGTCGTCGGATAGTTCCGCTTCAACTTCTGGAGCCTCCTCTGCTGGTGCTGCTTCTGGTTGCATAATCTCTGCGATTATACCCTCCTCTGCAATCACCATCATAGTTCCGTCCTCTAGGCTGTACTCGCCTACTGGTAGAGGTACTTGCTCGCCCTCGTTCTCAATAAACACAACTGTGCCTACCTCTAGTGCCTCGCCGTCATAAAAGACTTCTACACCGTCAGCGGTTAAAACGCTGCCTGCTAGTTTAACGTCCGCTGGTTTTGATGCGTTAATTAGGGCTTCACCTAATCGCTGCAAAATCCCTTTGGACTCATTTTTTTTATTCATAGTTACATTTTTAGTTATCTCTTTTAAGTTAAAAATTCCGTCAATACTAAAGCCTAATATCTTGCCGTCTTTGGCATCTTGCCATACCTTGTCATCGTGTACTTTCATCATTACCGCCCATGAGCCTACGCGGTCAGTAAATCCAAACTTACGCGTCTTATCGTGTACGTCGTCTTCTATAATCCACGACTCAACCACGCTTACCGCATCGCTTCCTAAATCAATCTCATGTTCTAATGTGCTGTTGTTTACGTTGCCTTTTTTGACAAAATCGTGCGCGGCTTGCACAATAGTTTTGCTAGAAAAAACTAAGTTGTAGTCACCGCTCTCGTCACTTCTAAAAATAGGCTTGTTCGGCACTAAGGCTATACCCATAAGTATTCTGCGCTCCTCGTCAACCGTTGCAAGTTTTACCGTCTTTTTTTGCTCGGATAGTGTTATCCAGTTGCTCTGCATGGCTGGACTTTTAACCACCGACAAAGCGTAGACGCCCTCGTTTTCTTTTGGATTATACTCAACGTTGTAGATTCTCATATAGTTATAACGATAGCCTAAACCTTTTGTTTAACTCAAAATAAAAATAAATACGATTTTGTTTGTTTATATCAATTAGTTAAGTGTATATTTACACCAATCAAAACAAACAAATGAAGACGTGTACTAAGTGTAAAGAGGAAAAAGAGTTAAGTAATTTTTATAAACAAGGAAAGTATTTAAGTTCTAAGTGTAAACCTTGCCATAATGAACATTATAAAAAATATAAGCAAAGTGATGCAGGTAAAAAAAGCCAAAAAAAATATAGTCAAAGTCAGGCTCGTAAAGAATATCAAAAAGAATATCAAAAAGAATATCAAAAAGAATATCAAAAAAGTGATTCTTATAAAAAATATCGGCAAAGTAAGGTTCCTAAAGAATATCAAAAACAATATCGGGAAACTGATGCTTATAAAGAAAATCGAAAAAAATATCATAGTACAGAACCGTATTTTAAAGAAAAGCTTAAATTAAAAGGCTTTAAAGAAAATCATATCACACCCGAGTTAATAGAACTTCAAGAATTATTAATAGTAACATACCGTTACACTCAACAATTAAATCAAGTAAAATAACAATTATGAAACCAGTAAACAACAAATCATTACTCGCATTTATCTTCGGACAAATGGAAAAACTAGACAACAAAGAGATTGATGTCGAAACGGCAAACAGCCACGCTAACCTCGCAAAGGAAGCGTCTAAAAGTATTAAGTACGAAATGGACAGGGCGATGACTTTATTAAAGTTAAGCCAGCACAACAAAGCAACAGGCGACGAGATACAAATAAGGAACGTCGAAAGTATAACCTTTGAGCCTTAAAAAACTAAACCCTATCACAACGATAGGGTTTTTTATTATCCAAACGCAGCCTGTGACCTTGTGCTGCGGTCTGCTGCTTGCTGGCTTGTAACATCTTGACCTACTACAAAGGCTCTAACAGGCGGTGTATCTTGCTGGTCTAAGCCTGTGCGTAATTGGTTTACATTTGACCTACCTACTAGATTAAACGCTGGCTGCTGCGTTGCTGGTGCGGTTGCTGTGTTACCACCAGACCCACCACCTTGACCCGCTACCTTTACCGCTAGTATTTGCTTAACGTTTGCCAGTCCTTGAGCGACTGCAATACCTGCTGATATTGCGGCACGAATAGGCGCGTCTGGTGTTGGTAAAGATACTTGAGATTCGTATGCCTTTTGCGCACTCACGTAAGTAC